CCCTTATAGGCGGTATTGGCGGCGCGTCAATAGTTGATGGAATCAAAAGTATGTCCAGGATCGGCAAGCAATGGTCGCTCCCGGATTTAGGCGGTAGCTACAAAGACTCTCAAGGTGCTCAAACCATGAGACAAAGATCGTTAAATGCTATTAGAACAAGCCAGTTTAATATTAGATCAGAACTCGGGAACGAGGCTCTTCGCATATCCGGCTTATAAATCTTACCACAATCTGTACTTAACTCACAATAACTGAACTAACCTATGGAACTATTCTTATGAATAACCCTTCCTATGTTCTCGACACTAACGTGATTATTCATGATCCGCGTGCCCATTATTCATTCAAAGAAAGTAAAGTAATTATTCCTATCACAGTACTAGAGGAGTTAGACAAGTTCAAATCAGGCAATGACCTGAAAGCGAAGAATGCCCGCGATTTTATACGGGACATTGAATCAAAGAAACACGAATGGCTGACATTCAGTTTACTGGAAGATGCCAACGAAACAGTAAATGACAATAAGATACTAGCCTGTGCTATTGCTGAAAAGGCTGCTATTGTAACAAAGGATATTAATCTACGGATAAAAGCACAAGCTTTTGGCGTGCCCGCGCAAGATTATGATGTCGACAAGGTATCAAACATCGAAGACCTGTTAAGAAAGACAAGAGTTGAAGAAGCTAGATATCCTGAATTAATGGAGAGTTTATTTACCGAAGAAGACGGCGTTCAGATAATTGACGGATGCTATGATCACAATGAATACTTCATATTAAAAAGTGGTACAGCTTCTGCACTGGTCAAGTATGATGACACAGATGCAAAATTAAGAGTAGTAAAGACTCGTACCGTTACTGGAGTAACCCCAAAAAATGCCGAGCAAACTTTTGCTATTGACGCTCTTATGAATGATGATATTCCATTAGTTGCCCTTACTGGTAAAGCAGGTACAGGCAAAACTCTTATGGCATTAGCTTCTGCTATTGCTGCCAAACGCAATTATACACAGATATTCCTTGCTAGACCTACTGTAGATATGGAAAGAGATATTGGATTTCTGCCCGGATCGATGGAAGAAAAGCTGGCTCCTTACCTGGCTCCATTCCATGACAACCTTAAGTTCATCCGAGAACTCATGGCTGAAAAGACACAGAAGACTCTCGACAAGATGAAAGAAGACGGCAAGATTCAGATCGAGGCACTTAACTATATTCGCGGGCGATCACTCCCAAGGGTTTATTTTATTATTGATGAAGCACAAAACTTAACCCCACATGAAGTTAAAACAATAGTAACAAGAGCTGGTGAAGGCGCTAAATTAGTATTCATGGGCGATCTTGATCAGATAGACACACCTTACCTGGATCAGTCCAGTAATGGATTAGCTTACTTGATAGACAAAATGTCAGGACAAGAGTTATTCGCTCACGTAAAATTGGTCAAAGGTGAACGCTCAAAATTAGCAGAATTAGCAAGCGATATATTATAACACACCCCTATCCCCAGACACCGATGGCTAAGAAGACAGTTAAGAAAAGAAAAACTAGATCTATTTACTCAACAGAAAAGTATAAAAAGTGGCGCAAGAGGATATTCCGGCGCGACCACCACAAATGTAGATTGTGCGGCGTTCAAGGTGTGACTTTGAACGCCCACCATATAATAAGAAAGGCGGATCACCCCAACCTTACCTACGTAACAGATAACGGAATTACACTTTGCGAGAGCTGTCATTACGTTGTTACCGGTAAAGAGAAAGTATTCGCTCCCCTATTCCAGCATATCAACAACGCTACTTTGACAATAGAATATGTGCGCGATTTTTTCGCCCATCTCGCGAAGTACCACCATTCCCTGATAAATCAATTAAAGGGATACGAGAAGTGGACACTTATACCTGAAACACTGGTGAAGCACATTAAAGTATTCCAAAGTAGTCAATTAAAAAAATTGATGAACAATAAAAGAAAAACCCAATGACAGATCCAATGCAAGATGTACATGAATTAGAAATGATGGAAAGAGCTATATACTCTAATCCATACAAACATTTCTATCATAAGATAGAGCTTGCCCAGTTCGATGCCGAATCAGGCGTAGCCGTAGAAGATTATGAAGATGCACCGTATGACGCAGAAGTCCATCAGGAATATCTTGATGAAATGCTAACAGCCGCCAAAAAGAACAAGGCTGCACATTTAGCTGAAGCTATGAAGTTTGATCCTGCATTTATGGTTGACCCTGTAAATCAGCATTATAAACCACTGCTTAAAAAAGCTTTGGGTGAAGATAAATATAACGCCCTTTCTGAAGAACAGCTGATGGAAGTGGTAGCTCTTATTGACCCTGTTACATGGGGTGAGAAGTATCTATTACAAACTAATGGTAAGAATGGGAAGTGGGAACCAAGGAACTCAAGGAGAGGTATTCCCTACCAGTCTATGTTGATTCGATCAAAGTCGAAGAATATAGCCGCGCGAGCGGGTAGACGTATTGGTAAAACAGCCGCCCTGGTTGTGAGACTACTCCATAAAGCTTTTACTTTTACTCCCGGTCCAGGTAAACCGACTTTTAATATGGTAATGTTTACCCCGAACCAGTCACAGATCAATGTGATATTTAAGATGATGGAAGTCTTCATTGATAAGAATCCTCATCTTATGAGTATGGTTGCCGGAAGTGAGAAGAAAATCCCTACCCGTAGAAACCCCCAGACGATGCTAGAGTTAACGAATGGCGTAACAATATTTGGGTTCGTGTCTGGATCAAGTGCGATTCGTGGTTCTGCTGCTGATGTACTGGTTCTTGATGAGGGATCTTTCTTAACAACAGAAGATACTGATGCTGTAGTTGCTCTATTAAATGAGCATGAAGATGTGGAATTCTGGGTGTCTTCGACTCCTAAAGGTTTGAAGGATTACTTCTACGAAAGAGTTCATGATAAGGATACTGTTGACTTCTACTTCCCGACTGATAAGTTTCACCCTGGGTGGTCACATCAGATGGAGCAAACATTTAGATCACAGTTAACTGAAGCTGGTTACAACCATGAGGTTTTGGCTGACTTCTCTGCTGATGGTGAAGGTGTTTTTCAGGCTCCTTTTGTGGAAGCCGCGCAAACTGACTATGAATATGATGACTGTAAGTATGACCCTAACTGGCTCTATGGTATAGGGGTTGATTGGAATGATACTGCTAACGGTTCTCAAATAGTAGTTGTAGGGTATAATCCAAAGTACAAGGAAGAATGCACGAAACCATATAAGGTTGTAGATAAGCGATCTGTTTCTGTTGAGGGATGGACGCAGACTACTGCTGTAAATGTGGTAAGGGATATGAATCGGAAATGGCAGGCGTCATTTGTATATACCGATTATGGATTTGGCGCGACCCAGAATGAGCTTTTACACGATATAGGACGTAAGGCTTTGAAGGGATCTATTGATCATAGACTGGTTGAATCAAAGTCTATTAACTTCTCACAGAAGTTTGAGGTGCGCGATCCATGGTTGCAAAAGAAGATTAAGAAGCCCGCCAAACCATACATGATTAACAATGCTGTCAGGATCTTTGAAGACCTGAATATAGAGATTCCGAAAACTGATGAATGGTTATCTAAGCAGTTATTAGGATATACAATTGATGCGATCTCTCCTCTTGGTATTCCGAGATATGCAGCAGACCCAAAAATGGGCGACCATCAACTAGATGCTTTAGTTTTAGCCCTCCTTGGATTTCACATGGAATTAAGTACTATGGGCAAGCCTATAGTAGATAGTTCCATAGGGTTCACAACTCTTGGTATTCCGTTAGGATTTGCCAGAACCAACCCGAATGCTCCACAAATGAATGAACATGACCGGAGACTTCAAGCAGATAAAGACAGAGAACGCAAAGAAGTGGAAGACGCAAACCGTCCATCAAGGCTATTTGAACCTGCCACTATAGGGATAGCCAGAAGAGTAAAACCAGAAAGAGTTGGGCTCAGAACATATATGGCTCCCCGTAAATCAAGAAATACTTTTTAGGAGAAACAATGCAAGACTTTCAATTATTCGTAAAACATCAGATATCTGGAAAATTTATCAACATTAGTGAGAAGTCTATTCCAATGATATTAAATAAATTAGGCGGCGCAGAAGTATGTCTCGCCTATAAGAATGTATCAGATCAAATACTTAGCAACATATCTGTTATGGGTACAGGAATGGCTGCTGCAGCTAACGTTACTTCAGCTGTTACTACTGGTTATCAGTCGCCTGCAGATGATGATTATGCCGCCGGAATCAGCTATGCTGCTTCTCCAGAGTTAAAAGAACTCTATCCAGGAGAGATGTTCAAGCTGTATATAAGAGGTGCTCACGTTGATGCCGGTGGTAATCCAACAAATAGCAAAATCGATTTCAGCAAGTTTACGCTTGACTTAACATATGACCGATCCCTTATTAGTTTGACGGATCTTGAGGGTTTCTTTGAGTTTACAGAAGCATATAACTCTGCGACAACTTCCAGTTCTTATCCAGCTTTGACAGGAACGATTATTAATGCTACGACCGTACCTGTAATAAGAGGAATCGGCGGCGCATATTTAAGGTCTTCCGGTGATAGAATTACATATACAACTCCTACAATGACAGAGATATCTGTATTATTCAAAGGGATTGTAGATTATGTAGAAGATATTCAGCCTATACTCAATGTAGGTAACGTCACTGTTGGTGTGGATGCCGCGCGAAAACCCTATGTTAAAATTAATGACCATATAATCACTTCAGATGTTGACCTCTATGATTATAACGAAGAAGCTCTCCTTGGTTTCTCTGCTACCACAAAAGATGATGTAATAATCTTCATTGATGGAGAAGCAGTTGAGACTACTCTTACTGAAGGAGTCGGAGCTGATCTTGTAGTTATTACAAACGGACAGACTGGTACAATCGGAAATGACTCAACTGATCAGTTATATGGCGATATAGATACACTGGCAATATACTCCAAATACAAAGAAGCCAGTTTTCATACAAACTTTTTTAGGACATATAGATAATGTCAACATCAAGAGGATCACAGTCTAATCCTGCCTTCATAGGAATGTGGAATCCGGAAGCTGCCCAAAATGTAAAGAATGCTCTTTCTATTAATAGAGAGCCGATCGATTACACAAAGGATCAGATGATACAATTATATCTGATGCTATACCCATTTATTGCGGCGGATTTCTCCCACAGGGATGACCTCTTTAACTGGGCAAAGAAACAATTAGAACAGCAAACAGAGAAAGTCGATGAGCTAAATGAGAAGCTTGCTACACTTAAATCTGAACTTGATAGTCATGCACATATTGGCAATATGGGGTCTCCTACTTCACCAGCTAGTGCAGTGCAGCCTATTAGTCAGGTTAGTACAGAACCCTGGGCAACCCAACCGGAAGACCAGGACTTCAAATATGGAGAGTCTCTCGTCACTGACTCATCAACTTACTCTTCTAATATAACACATCGTAAGCCCCAGGAAGACTCGGTTAATATAAGCAGGAATAATACCGAGCCGATAGCAGTATCCTACAATGAACAGTTGAAGATGATACCGTTTGATGTAGGTGGAGACCAAATTAAGGAAGAAGACGAATTTGCAAATCAAAGCACAATTTAAGGAAGGAAAAATGAGACGTGCTAAAGTTATAAGAGTATCTGATCTATGGCTTATGGAAATGGTAAAGAATGAAATGGGAAATAGATTGCCCGGAAATGTGAATGTTGTTGGCGCAGAATGGAATCATGCCGCAGCTTCAATTGATATTGTATTCAGTGGAGATAGACTGCCGCAGGTTGCTGAAGGTGGGTATGCTGAAGTACAACTTTTAAGAAGAGACGTATAATGAATAGAGAAGTCTGGAAAATAGAGCATCCATTTGAATATACTATCCTATTAATTTTGATAGGCGTAATTATCTATACGTTTTGCTAAGATAGAAGATAATCCCACAAATTATGACCTTTATAGAAATATATAACAATATCGTAGCATCCGAGCATCCATCCTGGAAAATTCCCACAAATGAAGACAGGGAATTTGATTCTTTATATGAATTAGATGAAATATTCAATAGTATAATTCCAATTCAATTGGGACTACAAGAACTTTCCTCTACAACCGGGTCTCTGGTTGGGGCGGCTATACTCACCAAATCTTTTCTATCAAGAGGTAGCTCAACCTCTGCGATAGCTAACCATATAGCATCAGCTCTTGATGCTGAAATCAATTCGAAATGGGCAGAACCTTGGCTTCAATTAAAAACGGTAGATGCCCCGAAAATTACACCAACTCCTCCCGCTTCTCTTTTATGGACTGCCCCACCCCCAGTGGGGCTAGCCGTCGCTGGTACAGGCGAACCATATCCGGATGGATCAGCTATAGAAAATTATTTTAATGACATCGCTAAAACTGATGATAAGATTAAGACTTTTCCGTTACCATTCAAGGCTCTCGGTAAAGCATTGACACAATTTGTAAAAAACGAATACCCTTTACATGGTCTTACTGGACCACCTCCATATATATCAATAGGTTAACATGGCTGAAATATCACAAGAAAATAAAGAACGACTATTTAAGGTACCTGTCATTAAGCGTGACGAACCTAGGGTTGCAGCTAGTGATGTTGTAATAAATAAAGGTAGTCAATTAAAGAAAGAGGAAAATGCGCTGCGCGACTTTGCCAAGGAAGTAGGTTCTCTCCTGGATGGCTACACTAGACTGGGTACAGATTATCAGAAGCTCATTGATGTCTTGACCACTCGTGCTAACTTGTTAGGCATGTCACTCTCAATTGGTGACTACCCTAATGACCAACAGCTCTCGAATGCACTCGTGACCCTGTATGGAAGCAGTGACGTGAATAACATCAGCTTTTCCGAGTATGTGGATCTGCTCAAATATGAACAGACTACTGCTGGTGCTTATGTGGCTACCACTGTTAATTTGGAGAATGCCTTTGATGATGTTAATGAACTCTTAAATAAAGACTTTACTGACAATCCTGTTATTGGTGCAATAGGGGTGGTCAAACAGAAGTTTAATGAAGAGATATTAGACAGTAGTTATCCACAACTTCATATAGTTGAGTTATTGGTACAGAGATTGGCAGAAGCTGAATCTTCATATTCTTCTGTATCTGAAATGGATAAATTGGCTGATGGTGAACGCGCCACAGAAAATGACGGTGACAACCCCGGTAAGAAGGATAAGCTGGAAGAACTTATTAATGACTGTATCCCCTGTATGAATAGATCTTTTGGATTAGCTGAAGATTTTAGAAAAGGTGATATGCTTCAAGCTTATATAGATTTAATGTTTCAGAAGTTCTTTGCAAACCTTAAGGAGTTAGCCCGCCTAAAGTTGTCTATTTTGGGTACATACTTCTCGAAGGATATATGTAGAATAATTAAGATGCTGGGCAATTATATCTGTGTACCTGATTTAATGGCTATAGTTACTTTGCTTAAAGCTGTTTTAATGAAGTATAAGAAGTTATTGGAAGTAGAGTTTGAAAACATCTCAATTGGTATGCCCGCCGCGCCTATAGGTATGTTGATTAACACGGGACTCGATGCTCTGTTGATGTTACTGACTAAACTCTTCTCAACCATATTCTCTTCTATAGAATGTGTATTGGCTTCTCTTCAGATTCAATTAAGCAAATTAGGTATTGATGCGGATCTTGGAGCAGAAGATGTTAATGATGCCGCGCAGGATTTCTATACTACTTTGCGCAAAGGCAAGACAGACCTGGAAGCTCAATTTTATGCAGTGGTCGAACAGATCACAAAGAAGTTAAGATTTAACGTTTTAGGCTCAGGCGATGCAATAGACATCCTTGATCAAATCGAAAACGCAAGCAGTTACCTCTCACTGGTTTCAGAAATCCTCAGTATTAAAGAAGCTTATAATGAATCTTCTGAAGCTGGGTTCTGGGACAGAATGGGCAAAGCGATATGCGTTGCAGCCTATGGTAGCAAATACCCATGGCTTGAAGTTATAGATGAATGGATAGACGACCTAACTGATGGCGGCAGTACTCCTACCCCTCCCGGCGGCGGAACAACCACCACTGGCGATCCATCGACTCCAACGGACGGAACAGATGGTGAAGATGGCGGCGGAATCACAATCGGTGATGGCTCTCTTCCAATTGACATATTCGATGACGATCCAATAGATCTCCTTGATGATGATTACTGGAAAGAATACTGGAAAAATCTTGGATATAGATACAATCCAGAAAATGGCGACGACATCATAGTCTTTGATGAAAGCTTACTCAATAAATATAAAAACACAAAGAATCGGCTATTAAGAAATCACACTGCTCTTAATGCCTCCGATTCAATTGAAGGAAGAACCTCTCTTCCTGTTATACGATTAGACTTTTCAAAATGTTTAGAAGCTCATAATCTTGACGGATTCGATGCTTCTGAAATTAATGAATGGATTAATAAAATCAACTCTTAATAAGTGCGCACACAGGAGATTCCCAACATGCAAGACATTACAACAATGGATCTGAATGGAAAGGATCTGGCTATTCACTCCTTGCCGGCAACTACCGGAGTGAAGCAAAAGCCGTCAGAGATAGTACTGAAGTCTCTGCCGTATAAGACCAGACACACTTTGAATTTCAGACGCAATATTTTGTATGGTAAGGGCTTTGAACAGCCTGAATATAATCTTTATGAGATATCTGCAGCAGAAGATGCTGACGGTATTATCAGAAGAACCATACAGAAGAAACGTGCTTTAATGGCTAAAGCTGGTTGGTCTCTCACAGGGTTGAACAACCGTACTGTAGAATATCTTAAAATGAGATTCATGCAAATAGGATTGGCTCAAGGTCAGTCTATGAACCTACTCATAAAAGAAACAGGCGGTGATCTTGTCAGATTCCACAATGCCTTCTGGGTAAAACGCAGGAACAAGGATAATTCCGGCGGCAGACCTAGATTGGTTAAGACTGGTGCAGGAACCAAAACACTACAACCGGTAGCTGCATACTTTAGAATTGCCCCGGAAACGATGCGAATCAAAACCGATAAGTATGGTAATCCTAAAAAGTATATGCAGATGATGCCTGATGGTAGATATGAAGAATACAACGTCGACGATATTATTCATTTCTATTTCAACAGACGCGCTGGAATAAGTATTTCTTGTCCAGGATTAATGCCCGCAATAGATGACGTTAGAGCACTTAGAAGAATTGAAGAACAGGTCGAAGTATTAATCGACCAACATTTATTTCCGTTATTCACTTTAACAATCGGTACTGATGAACTCCCGGTTCAAACATATGCTGACGGTACAACTGAAGTGGATGTATGGACTAACAAAATTGAAGAGATGCCTAGTTCAGGCGGACTGGTCACATCTCACAGACACAAGTTTGATGTACTTCAGAGTAAGGAAGTTCTCTCTGTAGAAAAGTACCTTGAACACTTTAAGAAGCGTGCCTTCACATCAGCCGGTATGAGTAATCTTGATATGGGCGAAGGTGACGGTATGAACCGCTCAACTGCGGATAACGCTTCACAGATCCTCATCGAAGATGTTAAGGACTACCAGGACGAATTCAAAGAGTTCTTAGAGTTTGAAGTAATTAATGAATTGCTGCTCGAACGATTTGATATAAATGTTCTGACTGAAGCCAACAAAGTAACCTTCTCTTGGGAAGAAATAGATCTCGAATCTATGATGAAAATGGAAAACCACAACTCAGTTATGCATACCATGAACCAGATTACAGAAGATGAAATGAGGCAGAGAAATAATAATAAGATCATCGATGATGATGAAACCCGCAGCAAACTTTACATGCATACTCACGATAAGGTTAAGATCGATTGGGACACAGAAGCAGCCAAAGAAATCGCCGCTGCCAAACCTGTTGCAACGGGCTCAACTTCCTCCGGATCAGGGTCTGGAAGCAGCAAGTCAAGTAATACTGCAAAAAATAAAAACCAGCCTACAAATCAGCACGGTAAAAAGTCTGGTCCTGAGAAAAGAAAATCCTCAACAACTTTGAAAGCGATTCAATTATCGCACATTTTGGGTGATTTTAATAAAAGTAACCGTGATTATACCAAAGTAAAGGCGACACAGTGGTGTTTTTCACTTGACTTCCCTAAATCAGCAAAAGATTTTAGTAGTCGAATATTAAAGTATATAGATAATTCCGTAGACAATACTTATGACAAGATTGCGTCCGGAACACCCTCTCACCTAGCAAAAGACACATTCGTAGAAAACCTCATCTCACTATTAGATACCCTGGAGTAACCATTGGCTAAAATACAATTTCGTGATTTCGTATCCATTAGACACCATCAGGTAGACAAGGATAGCAGAAATCAGTTTGTCGATCAAGTCATGACCAGCATTGAGAATCAGAAGGACGTTGTCGCACCTGAAGAAATAAAAGGCTTGCAGGTTCGCGCGCGCGTTTCCCATGCTTCTCGATTGACAGGACATTATCATTATTATGGTCCCACCCAGATGAGAGCTGGTGTTGACACTTTTACTAACCCCTACAAAAAACCCATCTTACATCAACATGACGACCAGAAAGATCCATTAGGTAGAGTTGCTTCGGCATCTTATATATCTACAAATCCGGTCGTTCTCCCTCCTTCCTTGATTCAAAGGTTAGACCGTTTAACTGATTACGGCTCAAAGGATGGGTTGAAGTTGATAAAGAAACTGAAACCTTTCTTATATGATAAAAACTGGGAAGGTCTTGGATATATTGAATCAGTTGGTAATGTAACAGAAGAAGATGCTATTAAGAAAGTAATTGACGGTAGATATCATACTATATCAGTTGGTTATGGTACTGATAATCTCTGGTGTTCAGAGTGCGGTACCGACTGGTTGGCAGAAGGTAAATGTGAGCACGAAAAAGGACAGGATTACGGCAATGGACCAATGTTCCTCATGTTCGGTGATTTAGGATATGACGAGTGGTCTTATGTAAATACCCCGGCTGATGATATTGCTATGAATGAAGAATTCAAGCATGTCGCCATACCTGTTGCTTATGCAGACAGTAAAGCCGACAAAAAACTTGCAATGGCTCTTGCCGCAAGTGACTCGATGACCATTAATGATTCAAGTAGAATCGCAATGACAAATACATCTCTATATGTATATGATACAGACTCAGATACATTAGTCCCACAAAATTCAGAAAACACAAACCAAACACCTGGAGAGACCGGAATGAAGTTACAGGAAATTAAAGACTTAGGTAAAGATCTGTATCTGAAGGTGAATGAGCTTATTGAAAATGAAGATGCTCGTTTATCAGACGAACAAATCGAAGCCTTACAAGACGGCGACTTTGTTGGCGCTAATCGCTTGTTCCCTGCTGTTAGCAAGGAATATATCGATGCTGCAAAAGAAGTCTTGTCGGATGTCAACAACTCTAAAGAAAAAACTGAGTTGATAGACTTCCTTAATGAACGTGCTTCCAAATTCGAAGACTCTACTGAAGAAGTTGTTGAAGAAGAAAAAGTTGAAACACCAGAAGAAACTACTGATGACAACACTGATTCAAATGACGCTGAAAAAGTAGAAACTACGGATTTTATTGAGTACGGTTTTGTATTAAAAGGCGAAGGTTGGGGAATCCCAGATCCTGACTCTGCAAATACAGAACATGAAAAAGCTATCCTCGAACTCTTACTTAATATGTATGCTGGTAAGAAAGAAGACGCTATGGAAGTAATCGGCAATATTCTTACAAACCTTGGCGAAGACAAAGACTCTGTTATTGAAGAACTCGCTAAAGACACAGTTGAAGAATTTGAAGGTCGCATTGATAATTACAAAAATGAGATCACAGTATTAAAAGATTCAGAAACTGCTATGAGTAAAACTAACGAAGATTTAACAGCTGAATTAAAAGACACATTGGCTGACAGAATCGTTTCTTTCAAGAAAACTGAGAATCCTGAAGTTACTAAAGACGAATTGAAAGACAGTTTTAAATCCCAGTCACTTGAAGCTTTAAGAGCTACTGCTCAGAATTTCGGAATATTATTCGACATGAATGTTGAAAATGAAGTTGTTTCCGAAGAAGTAGATCCTTCACTAAAAGATGCTGACGAAACTCCTGCTGTTGAAGAATTCAAAGTTACACAAGAGTTTATTGACGATTATCAAGAAAGAGTTAATAACATCTATGTGGAATTTTCGCGCACAAACGCACTTCAAGCAGAAGATTACCTCGCAAAGCATACCCTAAAAATCAAGGACATGAAAGACTCCTTGGCTAAAGAGAAAAATGTAGAAGAAACCTCAAAAGAAAATACAGAAGAATAACCAATCTTTTCTAATCACTTAGAAAATAACAAACACAAATTCATTTAACAGGAGATTCCCAAATGACTTACAGAAGACAAACAATGCCGACCGGATCAACCACTCCGAATATAGAGAAGAGTGAAGGCGTTCGTCCGGCGCAACACTTTGTGGCTGCTCCTTACCTGCCATTAGTTCGCTTAGACGCAAAACTTGGCGACTATGTAACAATCTCTTATGGTAAGGTTATTGCTGCAGATCTTAAAAACAATCACATCGTTCCTGCTGGTTTAATCAAAGACCTTGAATATGCACTTGCTTTTTCATGGGATGTTGATGGCGATGCCACATCACTTTTAGCTCAGGCTATTGTTGACACAGCAAATTATGGCAATGTCTACACTGCTACCGATGTAGCTGAGGGCATTTTAAACTGGGCTGGCGATGCAGTAACTGCTGGCGAACCAGTTGTCGTTTCAATGCTTAAATCTGGCGCTATTGATTATAAAACTGCCGATCCTGCAACTGCCGTTGCTGTTGTTGGCGCTACAGCTGGTTTTAGTTCTCCTCTTGGTATGGCTCCTTACAATGTCTGGAGACAGAATGGTGCCGGGTTTGCAGGCAACCCAACCAACTATAACTACACAAACTGGAATTTACAGCAAGGCGTTTCAGTATTGACAAGATACTTCATTGAATTACCCGTAACAACCACTTCTTCTCAGGCTGTATTCCCTGGCTTAACGGTATTTGAAACATCCAGTAATCCACAACCTGGTGATTTAGTTACTTTTAATAAGAATTCCAACTGGACAATAATGTCACCATTGGCGGCTTCCACTTTTGCTGCTGCTGCTGCTGGAGATCCTACTGATGCTGAAGTCAAAGCTGAATCAGATGTTCTCAGATCTGCAATAAATGACAGAGCTGAAAATGTTCTTGGTAAAATCTACTTCGTAGACACAGACTTACCTAAAGATTATTTAGAGTACGTAAGAACTTATACGGCTAGTGTCCCTAGCACAACTGCTTTGGACAAAGTTCCCGGTTCTGCTACTAATGGTTTACCTGATAATGTTGCTTATGCTGGTACAAATGCTGTGTCACAGAAGAAGCTTGTTAGAATCAACTTCATGGTAAAATAATTTCCCCTTCCCTCGTGCAGGTGCGTTTTGCCTTCTTTTGCGTGCCTGCTCGAATATAAAAGTTTAAATCAAAAGAAAATACTTCAAAAATAAGAACAAACCTCAAATCAAAGGAGATTCCCATAATGACAGCTAAATTTAAATTAGCAGACCAAAAAGAATTGGGCTTTAAGGATTATGTAAAGGTTTGGAAGACTGGTACTTTCGAAGCTGAAGATGGTATGATCCATAAAGTTGAAATGGCAGATGCCCTTTCACACCCGAGCTCAACTCAGTTTTTCCCTGTTACTGTAGAAACAATGGTCCGCGAAGCAATTGAACCGATGATGATTGGTTCACAACTTTTAGAGCAAATCCAGTATACACCTGGCTTGCAGATGACAACTTTCCCCTCAACTGGCGCAATCACAGCTGACGACGTTAACGAAGCTGGCGAATACCCAGAATACACTCTGAACTTCGCACCTGGGCATCAGATCATCACTATCGGTAAATCAGGTATCGCCTGTAAATTTACTGAAGAGCTGTTAAGATACTCGCAGTACGATGTTTTAGGCATGTATTTAAAAGCTATGGGTCGTGCACTTGTACGCCATAAAGAATCAAAAATCTGGAACATGTTCTCAGCAATGGGTATTGTTACTCATGATAATGACAATCCTGGAACAGGTAATGATGGTGTTGTTAGAACTTCTGCTGCATCTGGTTCTATGTTTGGTACTACTACTGGTTACGGCGAAGATGGAACATTCAACGGTTCCGTAACAATAGATGATATTTATGAAGCATATGGTGCTCTATTAATGAACGGTTATACTCCTAACGCTCTTATCGTTCACCCATTAACATTCACAGCTTTCTTGACTGATCCTGTAATGAGAAGCTTCGCGCTTTCACACAGCGGTCCTTGGATGAACGGCTGGAATGGTAATGCACAAGTTCAGAATCCTTGGAATCAAGGAATCATGGGTAAAATGGGTCCTGGTACTCAAGCTTTCGATCCTACTGCTGTAACTACTGCAGCTGCTGCTATCGACTTCCCACAGAACGCAAAAATGAAAACTCCTGATTATTGGGGCTTAGGACAGCTTCAGATAATCGTTTCTCCATTCGTTCCTTACAACGCTTCAACTAAAGTTACTGACGTTTACTTAGTAGACACAAATAACATTGGTGCGTTGATTACTGACGAACTTCCAACTATGGACACAATGGAAGATAAATATCGTGACATTACTAAAATCAAAATCAGAGAAAGATATGCAATTGCACCTTTCAATGATGGTAATGCTATCGCGGTAATGAAAGGCGTTAGAGCGATACCTGCTAAACTTCATGCTCCAACAGCAATGACAGGTCCTGCTTATACAGCTGACTCAAGAAGTACAGACGTTGATACATAATCAACTGTAATATAAGGGGAGACCTGTTCTCCCCTGTTTATCGGAATATAGCGTAGCCCGGTAACGCGTATGCTTTGGGAGCATAAGATCGTTGGTTCAAATCCAGCTATTCCGACACTTAAACAACCATAATAAAAAAGGAAGGGAAACCCTATTATGAAAGCAAGAATAACACTCAACACAATTAGAAACACCAACCCACCAGTATATCACCCATACTGGTTTACTAATGATGGGACTATCCATCTTAATGCTGAAAATCCTTCATTAGAAGTCGATCTCGAAACAACTTCAAAAGAAAACTTAATACGTATTCACAATGCATGTTTACGCACAAGAGTGATCACCTGCAATAATCTCAAAGGCTTAGAAGCGGCTATCAATCCTAAAGTTGAAAAGCCTGTTGAAGAAGCTCCAGCAATTGAACCAGTAAAAGAAGATGTGGTTCAAAGTGAACCAGAAGTGGTCGAAGAAGTAGTTAAAGAAATTGACCCGATCATTGAAGAAATTGAAAAAACACTTCAGTTACCAGTGAAGAAATTGAGACCAGTCATTGGACTTGCAGGACTTACTGATAAAGGCGAATTGCAGTATGGTATTAACGATGCGGCTTATTTGCACAAAATGATTGAAGTTGAACAAAGCAAAGAAGAAGTAAGAAAATCTGTTATCATGATATGTGAAGACAGAATAAAAGCTATCCAAGAGTCAAACGGCTTCATGGTTGAAGAAGCAGAGTTAGGCGAAATCACTCCTGAAAACTTACTTAAGGCTGCTAGATAATGCCACTAACCACACCAACAACTGTACCCGCTCAAGGTGCCAACAATGTCGTCTGGAATGCTCCTATTGTGATTACTTACAATGAAGCAATTGATCCAGCTTCCGTAGACCAGTCATCTGTGACTGTGACCTCGAAAAAGACGAACATTATTCAGGTTGAGAATGGACTGCCCCAGCCGGGCGGCATATTCTCCAGTGATGATTTCTTTACTGATGAATTCACAGGTGTTGTAAGCGGTCAGATTACTGTCAGTGGTGCAGATGTAACTTTTACTCCTGATGATCCTTATGAAGGGAATACTGAATATACAGTAAATATCAGTAGTGCAGTTGCGGCTACCAGTGATGGAAGTACCCTTGGTGTGATAAAGTATTTTACTTTTACTACTGCGGCAGAGGATACTAATGTAATGGAACCTCTGCCAGATGTAGCTCAAGGACTGACTACCATAGTCGGCACCGATCTACAATATGGAAGTACGAGTACTACGGCTAACTTTCGTGTCACAAAAACCTCTCCTACTGCGGATTCATTCTTAAACTCAGGACAGGTTATTAAAGTAACTTTCAGTATGGATCTGGAAGCTGCCCCGTCTTCAAAGGTAACAGTTAATAGATATGATCTATTCAGTGACTATCCTCCAACCGAGCTGGTTGATACTACAGATTACAATGTTACCGTGGTAAATAACAGAGTTCTTACCATTACATTGACAGATTCAGGTACAACATCAAACAGCATATATGAAGTGGTTATCGATCAATCAATAACTGATACTGGTGCTACAGAGACTTTAACAGAAGACTATACATTTACGTATATCAGTGCAATCTCTCCTTATTACACTTCTACGAAGTTGATAAGATTAAAAGCAGGTACAGTTCTCACACAGGTTACAGATGTTAATCTGGCTATTATGATTCACTATGCTTCAATAGAAGCTGATCAGAAGATGTCAAAACTTGCCGGGAATATCCCCGCTTCTTCTCAGTTGATTATGCGCGGCAAATATGCCATGTACACAGCAATTGAGAATGTACTAATGAATAATTACAATTTTGGTATAAGCGATTATATCAATAAACAGTTAGCAGAATTCTCCTTGGCAGTTTCTAATAAAACCAAGGTTCAGTTATATAATTCTCTTATTAAGGAAGCCCGCGAATTTAAGCAGTCATTTGACGCATACCTCAATTTTGGCGCCGGTACCCCATTCTTCCGTAGAAATACTACGACTAATGATATAGGCAGAATGTGGAGATCAGGCTATGCCAGACCAGGACTTAATACAAAAGTACAAGATGGTACACGTATGCGACACTCATGGGATACTTCTCCTATGGCATGGAATGAAGGCACTGATTCCTGGGAAAATATAAGTCAACCTTTATAAGGAGTATTGTATGCCATATCCAGATTATACAGCAAGTGCCTCAAGTTTTACTACTGTTACCGATGTTGATTTAAGAACCACTTTTCATGAAATGCTATACGGGAATGATTTAGAAAGACCCCGAGGCACAATTGTTGTTCTTCAAAAGATTGTCAGAGACACAGATGGGATGCCCATCAAATCGCCATATACCTATAAGGTTACCGGCGAAGGCAAACACGAAGATCGTGGACCGAATACCACAAGGACTGGTTATTTATGTGACGAGTCTTTGATCAGAACCCAGTTCAGACCAGCCTCCAGAATGATAATGGATGAGAAAACTTCCGAGTTTGGGAAACAAGTACCTACTCGTGACGTATGCTTCTTCAGTTACAAAGACCCTATTAAAGAACAGGATGTAATCATTTTCGTAAACACAGATGACGATGGCAATCCTACCTCTCCTGTCACGGTTGAATCCGAAGTAACTATAACTAAAGTATATCCCAAACGTGCAGATAACGGAAGAATTGAATATTACGCTGCACTAGTCGAGGACCAGAAATAATGCCTTTTTTCAAACCACAAACAAAAGATCCAAATATAAGCACTCTTATTATAAGTACCGCAGAATCGCTGGGCGGCTATAGTGTTCCTGATGGCTATGATCCACTTCCTGTTAGAGTTGCTGATGAAATAAAGGGTTATGATAAGACTGAATTTATAGATGATATGTTTGATTTCTTAAAAGGATACCAGGAAAAAACGGGCGAATTTAAAGACTTCTCTTTTAATGCAGAATTCGTTGATCAAATACCTGGTGAAGATGAATCTAACAGTTTACGCTATGAAATAGATAATAGAGAATATGCCGCCGGCGCTCAAGGTATCAAAGACCCCAGATGGATGCTCAGAGATATCCTTGAAGATTCAAACTACCCAGGCTATTCAGTATTAGTATATACCAAACCATTCGAAAACATAATCACATTTACCTCATGGTCAAAGAACTACAGAGATGCTGATCGAGCTGCTGACAAGTTTGAAGATCTTATAGAAACTTACACTAAAATATTCAAGCTAAAAGGACTCAATGAGTTGCGCTTTATAAAGCGAGCCAGTGATGTATTCCGGGAAAGAGAAAATCATACATGGTATGGCTGCCCGATTACATACATGGTTAAAACTACAAAAGTAAAACTAGTGTATGAAAAAACACTAGAAGATATGCTAATCCAATTAACCACGTATTAAAAATAAAACACCCCTTTTAAGAAATAAACTCTAAACCTCAAATCAAAGGAGATTCCAAATATGTTATCAACATTTAATAATCTACCTGGACAGTACGTGATCAAAGAAGACGGAAATCTTCGAGTAATCGAATCTGTTCCTGGTGATGTTACATTAGTTATTGGTACAGCTCCAGCAGGTCCAACAGGTTTATATTTAGTAACGGATACTTCTCTTGCAGAAACTGCATTCGATCCTACTAATGCTAAAACGGGCACACTTTTAAAAGGCATGTATGAAGCGCTGGAATCTGGTGCACAATATGTTGCTCTTTACAGAGTGGGTTCATCTCCTGTTGCCGTAGACTTTATCAACGGTTATACAGTTGTTGTTAACGAAGCCTCTGCTACAGCAGGCACAAAATACCAACTGTTCTATACTAATAATAGCCAGGAAGCTGGTGTAACTGAGAACTTAATAATTTACGATGCAGCTACAGGCTCTATCGTTTACGAATTGACAGACGGCGTTGTTGATACTGATACAGGAGTTGCTCTTGTATATGGTAACACAACTACTTTGGCTGCTACTCAGTCAATTACAATCGGCGCTTCAGGCAACGATTGGGCAAGCTCTCCAACTCTTGCTGCCTTAAAAGATTTTACAGGTAAAACTGCCGCTACAGCTGCTACTTATGGCACTGCCGAAACTGGCAAAACTTTAACAGACGCCACTAATGTAGTTACAGTTACTGACGGCACTGATTATCACATTGGTCAATTATTGGCTATCACTTCTGCTACTGAAACTGCAAATGATGGTATCTACAGAGTTACAAATATTGCTACTAATGATGTAACTGTAGAAGAATTAACCGGTATTGCCAATGGTACAATGGAACAGTCTGTTTCTAACTTTGCAAACGGTCCTACTGATGGCGTTATTCAGCCTGTTTATTTAACACAGAATCAAACTGTTGTAACTGGTGGTAACTTTGCTGCTGGTGGAACAACTGTTACAGCTTTAGCTGATGCTGACAAATTTAGTGCAGGTATGGTTGTTAACATTACTTCTGTAGCTCAATCAGGTAACAACGGTACTTATTTAGTATCTCACGTTACTGACGAAGGCGCTACCAGAACAATGCACTTGTCAAAGAAATTATCGTACTCTTCTGGTACTATTACTGAAGCTGATTTCACATGGGCTGGTACTGGTACTGACATGGTTATTCAGATTGTTGCTAAAGGTATCGAAGCTGAAACTGGTCTTTCAATGACATTGAACCAGAAGTATCAAGCTTATGCAAGAGCTTACTGGGAATTGGAAGCTGCTAAAGTTGATATGGTTATTCCAATGGATGTTTATCTTGATGAAAAGAACATTGTTGATAATGAAGGTCAATACTATGCCGGTCAAGGAACATATGTTCAGCCTACAGGCGACTGGTTAGGTCAAGGATATGAGTTCGAAAATAACGGCACATTATACTATGCTTTTATAAATGCAAGAACTGCTTCTACTGACATTACTGCTGACGAATTACCTACCCCTTACGAATTAGGTCTTGAAGGTCATCAGGCTGCTGCATGGTTAGATGGTAAATATTCTATCGCTACTGCTATTGCTACAACAACTAAAACTGCCTATGATGCTCTTGGTTCATCTGATGAAGATATCGCATGGTACGAACTTAACTTCGGTCACCAGTTAGCTAGTTATTTAGATGGTTTATCAACTAATGACAATGAAGCTTCTGGTGTAATTAGTGTTAAATCTCCTGCAAACTTCTCAAAAGCTGGCATCTTCCAGTGGTTAGGTAAAGTTCCTACAACAAACGCTGCTGGCGCAATTACAGTTTCCGGTACTGGTCTTTTAGGAAACAAATGGATGGCTGGTTCAGCTGGTCATATTGAAGGTTTCTTCAGAACTTCAAATGGTTTAGCTGGCGGTACTGCTACATTATACAGAAATGATAAAGTTGATATTGGTAGATATATTGATGTTGTATCTACTGGATTAACAATAAGAACTGCTTATGATGGAACATCTACTGGTTACTACACTCCTGCTAACGCTGTTTATGGTGCAACAATTATGGCGCGTGAAGCAAATGTTCCTGCAACAAATAAAAAACTTAAATCAAATGTGTCTCTTCCATTCTCTCTAGCTAAAAAACATCTCGACGCTTTAGTTGGTAAAAAATACATTGCTTTTGGTAGCACTATTGACGCTTCTGTAAAAGTAATGGACGCTCCTACTGCTGCTTTGGCAACTTCAGATTACAACAGACGTTCAACATGTAGAATCTCAAGTACTGTCCTTGACGTAGTTAGAACAATTGCTGAACCTTACATTGGTGGTATCACTTCTCAGCCAATACTTCAAGCTTTAGAAGATCAGGTAAATAACAGACTCAAAGACCTACAGTCTCCTGAAAATCAGTACATCATCAGAGGTCAGGCTAGAGTTAGACAGACACAAGCAATGAGAATTCAAGGCACAGCAGTTATGGAATTAACTCTCGTAACAGCTGGCGAACTTCAAAGACTCACAATCTACCTTTCATTAAGCAAATAATTTAACAAGGAGATTCCCTAAATGGCAAACACAACCCAAAATAACTTCGGTAACACGGTTGCTCACGGAGCCTATAATAGCTTTTCCGGTGCTGATATTGTTGCAGTGATTGGTGGAAAACAAGTGGGTTCATTACAAGCTATCTCTTACTCTGTAACCAGAGAAAAGGGACCTGTTTATGTAATGAATGCTACTGCTGATCCTAAAGCTTTTGCACGCGGTAAAAGAGCTATCGCAGGTTCATTAGTCTTTTTGACTATGGATGAACAAGCGTTTTTAAGTCACATGGAAGATACTGATAATGAAAAGGGCAGTGAATTTTACGGCTCACAATCTGACATCAGATATGACTATGCGACAAAAAACAGATTAGAATTAGATGAAAAACCAGATGCTGCGTTTGATTTCATGAAGGCAGGTCAGGAAAGAGAATTGACCAAAGCTGCTTACGCTGATCAGATATTACCATTTGACGTGAATATTTCTGCTGCAAATGAGTATGGTCAGTCAATGAAAAAGTCATTCGTTGGCGTTGAGATACTTAACGAAGGTGGCGGTATATCAGTTGACGATCTAGTGATCGAAGAACAATATACTTACATCTGTAGAGGAATGACCCCATGGGTTAAAGTAACAGGACCTCAACAGGTAGAGTAATTCACCTTTAATATAGTAAAATCGATTTCACAAAGCCCCTTGCTGATTATACAGTTTAAGGGGCTTTTTTTTGTTGACTTCACAAGATGGCGCCTATTTCTTCGTATTTAAAAATAATGAGGATAGTATGGCAACAGTAAAAACTCCGGCGACTCCAACCCCGGCAGTTCCAGTTACAATTATAACTCCGGATATGACATATTCCGGCTCCGACATAAAGGTTTATGCAGTAGTAAATTCCAGAAACGTACAATATGAAGAAGCTATACAATTAGCCGGACAACGTGAGACAATGGGAATTAGAGATGACGTGTCATCTTTTGAACCAACAGGCAGTGTTAATCCTGAAGCACAATACTATTATGCGCTTAATGAACAGCAAGACAAGATTAATAATGTAGCCTCCAAAGTACGCGACAATATCGAAAACAAGTCAATCTTCAAAGAGCTGGGCAATGTCCAGACTTTGTCATACTCCATATATAGAGACAAGCAAGGAGTTAATACTCTTGGTAGGACAACCCCTAAAGGATTTACGAGAGGTAACGCCACGATTGCGGGCACTATTATCTTTACTGTATTCAGAGAAAGAATACTAAAAGAACTCGCGGGCTATTCCTTGGATGACTCTTTGGCTGCCGACGAACAGTTTCGTCATTTAAGAGTTGATCAACTACCTCCTATCGATCTGTTTTTAACCTTTACTAATGAAGCAGGCAACTACTCAAAGATGGCAATCTTCGGTGTAGAATTTATGAATGAAGGTCAGGTACATTCAGTTCAGGATTTGATGACAGAGAACTCTGTAAACTATATAGCCAGGCATTTTTCACCCATGATAGATACAGCTGATGGAAGCTTTAATGTCGACGATTTACACTCGCAACGCGATGGGGCTATTACCGGCGTTCCGGTTAGTAATAGCGACTACAATAATGCGATTGAACAAATAAAGAATCTTAAAAGGAGATGGTTATAATGAGCAGGTTTAGTGATTTCTACTTCTCAGGATCTCAATGTGAAATACTTATAAATGACACAGTTATTACCGAAGCTGTTGCTATTGAAGGAACTATGCAGGTTGAGAAGGTTCCCTTTTACGGGTATGCCTCAAGACATTTTGATGCTGTTGGAATGGGGCGCGTGATTGCCATGGGTAGTTTAACCATTAACTATAGATTTGACGGATATCTCCTTGCTCATATTGAGAAAGCTTATGGAGCTGCCAATACAGAAATTATAGGTGGCCAGGGTTCTACAATGATTGAAAAACCTAATATACCTCTTAATGGTTTGAATTACTTTGATGATCTTGCCGAAACTGCAAGTCCTATTGAGAGAGCAGATGCTTCTATCTATGTTCCTGATGATGAAGCAATTAAGCATTATCAGAAGATGTACTGGAATAATAACAATTCTAATTTCGTACCTGATAACGACAAGGAAGTACGCCCCGAATTTACGCACACATTTGATATAAAAGTAAGAGACTTTCGTATTGGTGATCTACGGGATGTTGGTGATCTACGGGATGGCGCTCAGTACGAAGAAAAAACACTTAAAGATGTAACCTTAAACAAATACTCAACAATAAGAAGAACAGACGCAGGCGCTGTTCTCGAAACATTTACATTTATCTGTAAAACTATTATTTAATATCGCGATTCGCGATACGCGAATCCACAAAGAAGGAGATTCCCTATGGCAGAAAAGAAGACATTCCAAGAAGAAATGCTCGAACAAGCAAGTGAGATCGAGCGTGAAAACGTCATCGATGAAACGATCATTGAAGGCAAAGAAGCTGAAGCCAAGCGGCAGCAGGATGAAGAAGTAAAGAGCATCTTCGACCTTATAGAAAAAGAGCAAGGTATTACTCGTGATCAGATAGAAGAATGGAAAAACGACTATGCTGGTAAAGTTTTTGTAGCTCGTTTCGATGAAACTGAAGCGTACATTTTTAGATATGTCGCACTTCCTGAATGGAAGAAAATCATGTCTCAAGTAATGAAATCAACTGCACCAAACAAAGAAGAATTACTTGATGAATTAATCTTTGCCAAATGCGTACTGCATCCAAAAGTGACTGATGAAGTAAAGGCCACAATCGGCGCGGGCACTATTCCTACCGTTGCTCTTCAGATTAAAGTTGCTTCAAACTTTATCAATGATGGACTTGCACTAGATATGGTAACCAAAATATAAACACTCACCCACCTGGACTTAATGTCCAGGTGGGAACTTTTATTCGGGAAGGATATGAACGCTGTAATTAAAGCAAAGAAGAAATTCAAAAAACTCTATCACATAAGTTTCGATGATGATACTGCTGCTGTATTTAAGGGAATTAACTGGGGCACATTCAAGAAATACAGAGCGCTACTATCGTCCCTGCCGAATATGGAGCCAGATATAATTGAAGATGTATTTAGAGATTGTATCATTGAGCTTCACACCCCGGGGATATACTACAAAAGATGGGCTACAGAAGCAGACTTTGAAAAAGGATACATGAATCTGGATGACGTCCTTGAATACATTCCTGCAGGACTGGCAATAACTATAGTTGATTATATATTCGGAATATCCGGAGCAATGAGTGCAGATCAATTCTTTATGGATTTACACAATAGAAGAGATTACAGTGCCTTAAATGTTGAAGCTAGAATTACTTCCCTACTTTCCAGTGTATTTAAGACAACAAATAAAGATTGGGATAAGATGGACTGGGATGACGCTCTTGAGATGATAGCACAGGGCGAATTATTGCTAGGCGGTCAAGCGCCAGGGGTGCCTTTTAATATTGAAAAAGAAGAGAAAAGTAGGATTGACTTTGATAAAGAAAACAAGGAATACTGGAATAATTAATGAATCTGCGTAACGAGATATACGGTTCCCAGGAAGATGCCTACAAGAAGACTCCCACAGAGTCTATTATAAGTTTGGCTGCTATTGCAGCGTCAGGGCTTGCTACGAATACTGTTATATCTAACATTCCTACAGGTTTAGATCCTTCACGATTACGCTTTGTTAATCATTTTACTGTTGGTGGTAGAAAGTGGTATGATCCTGAAGTCGGTATTAAGAGTAAATTTGATCCAACTAATCGTTGGACTTCTAAAGGTTCTGCTACTGTAAAAGAGTTTGTTTGGAATGCAATGAAGGCTTCCGAAGAACAACTCGGTAGAATCGGGCGCACATTTTCCCTATCCTCTATTTATGGTAAAGGTATATTATCTCAAGGTAAGTTTGATATACCTGAAGATATTGTTGAGAAAAACTTTGAATATCTTCGCCATATATCTGAAGGCAGGATAAATAAAACCACCATTGAAAAAGGTTTACGTTATGAGCCTGGCACCAGATTTAGAGCAGGCAAGTTATTTTCTGGTAGCGATCAACTTTTAGATAACGCTTCGATCATGCCCGGACGCTGGGCTAAAGATCAGTTTATTGATGGAAAACGAGTCGGCTATACTTCGAGATTTGTTGAAGCTCTTCAGAGTATTCATGGTTTAAAAACCTCTGAAACAGATATATTTATTACCGGTGGACAAGGTAGAATTAAGCCATTCGGCAGATCGTTAAATGCATTCGCTACTGTATTTACTGAAAACTATATGCGTCTGCTTGACGATCCGTTTGAGCTTCTATCAAATGAGATTGAACGCTTTGCTGGTAAGGCAACTAAAATAAGCAAGGCTTCCGGATGGGCTTCCAAGAATCTTTGGGAAAAAGCCTTCCTTAAGAATCAGTTTGGTGTAGGCGGAGCAGAATTCCTGAAAAAGGGCGATGCTATCTCCTTGATGAAACGCCACGCGATGAGAGGACTCCCCAAAATTGCTATGGCAATCGGGGCATACAAACTTTTAGATTGGACTCTTCGATCAACTCCATTAATAAAAGAAACAGGATTAGGGTTAGGGGTTTCCGGACTAGCAGCTAAAGCCGCCCAAGGAGTAAGAGAAGGATATGCATTTACTTCTGATATAACAGGAATGACTGCATTATCTAAATGGCAAGAAGAGGAAGCTAGAGGCTCAACTTCTCTGTTAGGATTAGCCGCGTTTCCTGCCTCTTTTGCTATTACTGGCGCAACCATAGGTGGTATTGCAGGGTTGGCTCAACAGGTACCGATAGGAGAAAAAGCTCCTGCCCCTGAACTATTCAGTAGATTATTCTCAAATCTGGAAAGCAAGAATAATAAAATTGGTAAAGTAGCTGAAGCTTTTAATTTCTCGAAATTAGGAAGGACCGGTGCATTTGCATTAACCGGTGCTGCCCTCGGAGCGGCGGCAATACTTCCTTTCCTTCCTGGTGCTCTAGGGTCATCTAAATCAGAAGAAGAACTTGAACTAATACATTCGGGTGAAGAATTAGTTCCTATTCGCAGAGGTCGTTTCTGGGAGTTTGGAACATCACCATATGAAGGTAGTGATATAGAATACTTTGCTCCTCATTGGACAGTAAGGGCAATGTCGGATGCCGCCACAAAAGGCAGACTTCCGGAAGAGTATTACGAGAATCCTCTTTTGATGATGGCAGAGCGAGCACTTGATCCCTATGCTCTTGAAAAAAGATTAGACGAAGAACGACCATATACATATTGGGGAGCTTCTGATTTAGGTTTAGGGTTTATGGAGCGTTTAATATTCCCTGTCAAAGAAGCTTTCAAGCCAACGATCCAGGCTCACCCTGAAGCAATGGGTGGAATTCATCCGGCACAACAAAGAAAATATGGAACTGAAGCTCCTTTATCTCTAGCAGGTACGGGACAGGAAATAACTACATACGGCTATCTACCTGAAGTTCAATCCCCTTCAGGCTTCCAGGTGAGGATGGCTGATATAATTCAATCAGGTATTGACGTTGCCGGTCTTCAGGGTTTTGCTGCTTCAGAGTTATTTACTTCTATTTCAGGCGGTCAATCGTTTGTCACTCCGAATGCTGTTCATGAGCACTCCGGCAGAATTATGTCATCTCAACGTGCTTACTGGGAGCAGAATTTGGGTGGTATGTTTGGATTGAATGAGGCTTACAGAAGACTGAATCCTGATCGACCTTACGCTACTGAAAATGTATCTTCTGCCATTAGAAATACTATGCCAGACTGGATACCAGAAGGCAGATTAAGATATGGTGATCCTTATGCTCAGATAGATCAAGGAGAATTAAGACTTCCTGGAAGAGGTTACGCCGCGCTCCACAGTGAACTTGAAGGCGTAAATTATGAAGATTACCCATTAGTACACAGGATGAACATACTCAATTCAGTTGCTCCTATGTCTCCTGAATACTTTCAACATGAATCTCTCGTCGCAAGCCAAGTAGCCGAAGGCGACCTGAATCAGGCAGGCGTTAACCTATATGAAGAAATCTTGCGGCAGAGGGATCTTAAAGAGAATGAAGACAGATTTGATTATGGTGAAGGCGCTCTCGGAAGTTATTATCTGGGGCTCAAAAAGTTCGGGCGATCACTCCCAACAGAATCTCTTTATCCTCTATCCCCTGTTCATAAATTTGCTGGTCCAACAGATCCTATTAACGAATATAAATCATTTGAAGTATTAGATAAACAATTCAAATTATGGCAAAACCCCATTGAAGATTATCTAACTCCTACATTCAATAAGACGGTAGACTTCTTCTCCTTGACAGATTATGTACCACCTTCAGCTCAAGAACATGCAGAAATTGAATCATATTTCTCTGCACTACAGGCTACCAAGAATCAACTACTAGATCAGAGAGCTAACGCTGCAGCAGAAGCTGGAGATTTCGAGGCTTCCTCATTCTTCAGATCGGGCAAAAGGAGAACCCTTCACGGTGCAGATCCTTACGGAGATATTCAAGAATTAGAACAACTACTCCCAAGGAGACAGAGGCGATACGTAGATGCTTTAATGAAGACTGATGATAGAAAAAGGGCTTTGAATATAGTAACACCTGAAATGCAACAAATATTGGCTGCTCAATGGTCAAAGGCAAATTATCTGCAGGCGAATGACTTTGAAAGATTACAGCAGGTTCAACGTAATATGACTCCTATTGCAGGTGCAGCTGAAGCAGAATTAGGAGATACAGCACCAGATCAGGATTGGATTGGATATGCGCCCGGAGTTGACCTTAATGCTTTCAAGCTGAAGACAGTTAATCACATGGGCAAAAATATCAGAGACTTCAATCTCTGGAGAGAAGATGAACGAAATGCACAGGTTCTCGATGCTCATTTAAGATCGGCAGACCTTTCTATGACAAGGCTTCAACAGCCAAGCCCGGAACTGTCCAAACGTGCCCTTCAGGAATACCTGCAATCAATCGGTATGCAGGGCGCAAGAATAACAGCCATCCCTATTGCAGGAAACACTACAGTTAACCTTCAGCTTAATCAAAATAATAAGAATTCTATTCGTGAAGAAATGCGCGATCAAGGCTGGATAAATATATAAAAACCCCCAACCTGGCGGTTGGAGGCAAACATTTGAAAGCAAATCACAATGTTTATCGGAGATTCCCGTCTACGATAGGTTATTTGAATTGCACCTCAACAATACAAAAATTAATGGAATAAATCAATGGCAGATGATTCAATATTAGGGACTTTAGGTACCGTCAGCATGCTGGCTACCGGCATTGTTGCCGGTATAGAAGCAAAGAAGAATATCATGGAAGCTCGTGAAGCTGCTGCCAGACGTAAAATTGCAATCAACCAAACAAAGAGCCGCGCAGTATCCGGTACGGATGGTAAAATATATTCGGCAAATCTAAAGTCTCTTGGACTTGATAATTTTAGATACAAGCCTGAAACGATAACGCTGAAAGGCTCTCAATTGGCTGATGCTAATTTAAAAGGTCTTGATAAGAATATGATAGCAAAGCTGCAGTCAATTGGTGAATCTCTTCCCAAATCAAGATTCAGAATATTAAAAGCTTCTAATGGTAATATCGCCGAAATACTTCTCCGTCATGGTACAGAGAGTTTATCTCTTGGTAAGTTTTCATATGGCGGTCTTATTAAACATGCCAACTCTTCTCATTCTTCCAGGTATTCCGTGGTGCCTAACTTCATTAATTTTGAAGGAACCGGCAGGATATTTGAGGGCGGCTCATACGATCTTGGTGATGTGCTTAAAAACAATGTTATTGATTATAACACAGCAAGACTATCTTATATAAATGAACAGATAATAGGCTTACAGGACTCTAGTCCCGGTTTGGTAAAAAGGTCCATTAAAAAATCCGTTGAGTATTTCGATTCATTTGCAGAAGATATTAATGATCCTTCAGGATGGAGGGCACAGAGAAAAATGAAATCTGTCGCTATGATGTATCGTGGCGATAAAGGTGTTGTGAAGTTAAGTCCCAAGGATACTTCTGGAGTTACAGATACACTTATTGAGAATTTCAGAAGCGGATTTAACAGGATGACTGGCGCGCAAACTCATGCTGCTTTTGGAGCGTATAATGATGTCGGGCGCGGCATATTCTTCAATCCTCTTGATTCCTCCCCGGTAACAGATCTATTTAATGAACTCCAGGAAGATGGATTAGCTCAAGGACACAAGAAGCTTGATCAGATGATAACCCGCGAAACTGCTTTTGTTGATCCTAAAATGAAAAAGTTCTACAGTAGAAAAGCCCAAATTTTGGCACAGAATTCTAACCTTGCCGGAATCAACACTTTATATATTCCGAAAGAACACGATCTATTTGATGCTATCCTTGGAAATGGTCTTGACGGAACTCCTATTAGAGCTCTTCGTGAGGAAGGCGCTTTTATGACAGAAGGACTTCTAAAGCAAAGAATTCAGACAGCACAGAACTTCTCGATACCAATAGATGAAAAGGGACTTGGTCATATCACAGAAGATATGGACAAATTCCTACATGACCTGGTAACCTATCATACTAATGCAAAGAACGGCAACACATCAATTTCTTCTAACGTTACGGCTCAATCGAAAGACTTCTATAGTTATTTATATAAAAATGCAAATGCCGGTAATGATTTAGCAATGCGAAGACTTCAGCTTTTAAGAAGAAATAGAAATAATGAATTGATGAACCTAATTAAAAACGACCAGATGGAAGAAGTGTTAGCCGCATTTGGCAAACATCTTGGACATGGCGATTACTTTGATGCAGGTAGATATTTCAAAAAGGGCGCTGCTCTATTTGTTAATGGTACCAAAAGGGTAACTATTGCTGATATTGCAAGTAAAGAGTTTATTAAAAATATAAGCATGAACGAATCCGGGCTCACCTTCCACAGGACTCTTGATTATTCTCTTAATGAAACAATGAAGATATGGGGTACAAAGATTCTTGGTGTGTCCAGCACAACCAAAGATTTAGCTTTTGCTGCAATGGCTTTAGAAATAAAAGGTGTGTCCGCCGCAAATGTAGGACAATATCTCAACCCAGAAGGGCTGGCTTCCTTGAAGAAAGAGTATGCCGATTTGTGGGCGGAACTTCCTGAAGAAATGATGATCACCAGACAAGGACCCAGAACTTACGAATTTGGAGAAGGAATAGAAAAACTATACGACCTGGAACGAAAAGCTATGGCTGCAGAAAAAGGCGACATATATGGAGATCTTATTACAAGAAAACTGGGTAAAGATCAGATGGCTTTTGGTAATTATATATCATCTGTAGATACCCCTAATACATTATATGGTTTTAATCTTGGATCAAACGTTGCAGTAAATGCCATTCAAACAAACAGATTAAGAGCAATGGGCTTGGAATCTGCGGCGCAATTTCTCGAACAAAGTTTTAATACAAAAGAATATAGTGAAGCAATAGATACATTTGCCCCTATGCGTGGAGAGCTT